CTTTTAATAATTTTATAGTCTTATCATAATTGTTTGCATTAATCCAAGGAACAAACAGTATAGGAGTCCCATCAAATTCTACATCAACAGGATCAACATATATTTTAAACTTATCCCCTACAAGTTCATGCATAGAATTGACTTCACTAGTATTCTTATAATAGGTATCGTGATTGCCTATTATCATATGCAAATCAATATTATCTTCTGCAAATTGATCTATAAACCGTGTACGAAAATCAGAAGCAATTTTATACGAGATATACTTCCTTCTATCCATCACATCTCCAAGATGGATACAGGTAGTAATTTCTCGTTCCTTCAGTGTCGGAAAGAATACGTCTTCGTAAAATTTATAGAAATAATCGTTGAAGTTTTGATTGTCGTTTCTAGCACCAAAGTGAGTGTCAGTAATTAGTGCAATCTTCACTCTTTAGACTCCATAAACTCCTCTAACCCTTTCTTCTTTACGTTCTCAGATTTCTTTGTCTTATAGACATCTTCATCTGGTAACATAACACTAGGGTCAAATCCCCTTACAGAATATCCAGAGTCATCCCCTTCCATCGTAGTCCAAGCCGTAAAGTCTTGTTTAGAGATCATTTCGTTTCGAACATGGGTTTGCTTCTTTTCTTTCTGTATTCTTCGCAAGAAAGCATAATAGATAATTTGAGTGAAGTATGCAAAGGGGTTCTTTGATTTCTCAGGATTGAAATTTGAAACATATTGTAAACAATTCTCAATACCATCAGATATCATCTCATCTCTATAGGTGTAATTAATAAAATTCGGCCGATAGGATAAGTGAGTTGCAATCTTCATAAAACATTCTGCAATATAGTTAGTAACAGGAGGAACCTCATCCCCTTTTTCTACATCAAAAGTCTTATTCCACTCAATCATCGCTTGTAGGAATTCTTTATTGTTAACGTAATGTGGTTTGTCTTTTTTAGCCATTTATATTTCCTTTACTCACATATGTTTTTAGACTATACATCATTATGAAGATTAAATCAAGTCACTTTTATTTTTTTACAAAGAGACTTGACTCCTATCAAAAAAACGTGTATAAAGGATATGCTTTCAGTGTATGGAATCAGAGTCTACATCCATAGATTCTAGTATGTCATCAAATATTTCTTCATTATTTACAATTTCTTCGTGCAACCCTTCATCTATTTTCTTGAGGACATATTCATAATATTTAGAAAGGCCAGGCGACACATCAGCAACCAAAAGAATACTAGAGTTTGGTATATTAAAAGTTTTTGTTTCTGTATAAGGATGTACCCAATGACTCAGGTTCAAAGATTCTGTTATTCCATTTCTATTCCATTTAGGTAGTATAGACATTTTCAGAGGATGATCTATTCGAATACTACCGCCAGTATTATTGGGATTTCCATCTTCTATAGAACAAATTATATCTTCCCCATTTACCAACTTAACAAGTTTGAAGTTTTTTACTTCTTCTAAATTATTCATTTGAGGTTTACCTTGCTTATCTCGTAGTTGAATTGTTCTTCGTTGTATATATTTAGACGTTCTGTGAAATGGTTAAGAGTGAAGTTGCGTCTTTCTCCATACGAGATATCATCTGCAATATCGTATATTAAAATGGAATCTTTAGTTGATGATGTACGCAACCCTCGGCCGATTGATTGGAGCACTCTGATTTTTGATTTACTTGGACTAGCGAGCACGATGTTGTGAATATTACGAATATTAATACCAGTACTAAAAGTCCCAAATGATGCAATAGTGGTTGAATCAGTATGTTTCTCAACAAGTCCACGAATTTCTTCCCTATCGCTCGTATCTGTTCCTCCATATACAAAATAAACATTCTCATTCTCCTTCAATTCATCATATAAAATCTTACCATGTTTCTCTACCAACTGAAACAAACAAAGAGTATTCCCCCTAAGATGCCGTAATAAATTAACCACGAAATCCATTCGCTTCTTGTTAGTAACAATATATTCCAATTCTTCTGCATAGGTCATCCTTTCTCTAATATTAGAGTGTCTTAATATTATACACTTTATTGACAAATTTGCAAGGGTCTTTTTGTCAATTAATTCTTTTGTAGAAACTACCTTCTCTACTGCACCAAATAATCCTTCTAGTACTAACTGGTGCGTCTGTGTGCCATCTAACGTCCCTGTAAGACCGAATCTGTACTTGCACTGGTGTAGTTTGGTCATAATACTAGTAAGGGACTTTGCTTTAAATAGATGAGCCTCGTCACCAATAACGCAACCAAAATCTTTAAAGTACGATTTGGGCATCTTATAAAGGGACTGCCACGTGGATATTACAACATCTTTTGTTACTTTGCGATCATGTCCTTGATAGATTTTCTGACAATACGTACCAGAACTCCACCCATAGTCTTCAAAATCTGTGTACATCTGTTCTACAAGTGAGGTGGTAGGAACCAATATAAGAGTTCTCATACCCATCATCTGATAATAACGTACTAGAGAATATATTACCAGAGACTTACCAGAAGCAGTAGGAGAAACAAGAAGAGCCCGATCTCTGGCCACAGCGTGGGCGACAGCATTAATCTGGTAGTCTCGAACCTTGAGAGATTTTCCCTTTGATTTTGGTTTGAGACTTTTGATGAATCCTCCAGATATCTTACGATCCACATGTTTGTCATTTTCTACTCCCTCTTCTACTATATAGGAAATTCCGTTACTATCACAAAATTTCTTTACATAGGACAACAACCCCACATATATCTCTCCTGTTGCTGGGGAAAACAATCGTATCTTACCATCCCATATACGATTTCTATACATGGGCATAAACTTAGCGCCTGGGACTTCAAACGTGAAAAAATCTGCAAGTTCTTGAGATACAGAAGGTTCTATATCCGAAAGAATAAGATGTACTTCATTCTTTTTAGATATGTGCATTTTGTAAAGTGTGAGCCTCTCCGTACTCACCTCGCATAATTACATTCCAAGATATTGTAATACGTTCTTCTTCATTACTAGGAACCCAATGTTGCAACCAAGAAGGAAACACCACCCCATGTCCTGTCTTAGAATTGACTTGAAACATATTGGAATTTTGTATCAGGTATTTCTCCTTTCTAGGAACAAAGACTTTACATTGACCTCTGGGGTCAAAAAATTGTGTACCAGATGTTTTCTCTGATGCCTTCAAATAATATACACCAGAATGTAGACTATTGGCATGTGTATGTGGTGGGTGAATACTACCATCTTCCTGTAGGTTAGCCCACATCTGCGTTACCTCTACTTTCTGATATTCATACCCTTCTTGCACAAATATATTAGAACTTAACGCATGAACAAAATCTGTGAGTGGTTTAAATTCTGGTTTTGTTTGTAAATCATCATCTCCCTGATATAAACCAAAAGGTAATCCTTCTCCACTCTTTACGTCAATATATTTGTTTTCAAACTTATCTTGAATATAATCTAACATAGTTTGTCTTTGTTGTTCTGTTATTTCTGCATCAAACTCATAAATTGAGGTTGGAAATAAATTTGTCTTTGTTACATTAACCATGTCACTATGCTCCATCTAGTCCCTTTTGTAACAACTTTTGCTTCATGGGGAAACATAAAGTTAGAGGGAAATATTAATGCCGAAGCTCTCTTCGGTTCAAACTTTTTATCGGCTACATAAAATTCGCCACCTTCGTAGTCATCATTCAGATATAACAAAACTGTGACCTGTGGAAATCCGTACTGCTGTCCATGACTATGATGAATGTTGTCGCAGTGTTTGGACATGAACCCACCCTCTGAATATCTATTGATACGGTGGTCTGTCATTCGTTGCACACTGAATCGGGGGTGTTCTTCGGAATACAATCTACAAGTATACTCTACGGCTTTCTTAATCTCATCATAACCTTTATCACCAAATCGAACCCAAACCTCATCCATTCGTACACGTTTATCAGCTTTTACCTTTCCAACATGATTTGAATATGATGAAGGTTGGTAATCGTAATTAGTTTCTCTTATTCCGTCACAGTAAAGATCACTGTCCCACACATGCTCGTAGTATCCTATGAATTTCTCTATATCCACCCTAGCATCATCCTTGTTTCCTCTGGAACCATATCCATACTAAAGGGGGGATCAAATGTAGTTACTATTTCTACACTACGCACATTTTCTACATACCCTGCTTCCCTAATATCAGAAACAATCTGATCTGCATAAGGACAAAATGCACTGGTCAATGTGTGGGTAATAGTAACCTCATGTTTTCTCGCACTGATAGCAATATCATAGATTAAACCAAGATCATATAGACTTGCAGAGGGTATCTCTGGGTCATATACGTTCTTTAGATTTTCTATGATTAATTGTTTGTCTATCATGTCTTCCATCAGATCATCCCTGCTTCAAATTTCTTCCATTCGATTGCGTTCTTGGTATCCCACCCTCGATTGTCGATAGACCTAATAACTCCCTCGCAATACTTAATGGTATATTCTAGATAACTGATTTTGTCGGAGAGTTGTATGATTTCTTCATCAGAAGATATGTACATGGCCAGATCAGATTTGAGTACCTTCAGATCAAATGGTTTTGTGACATAAACTTTTGCGTCTGCCTTACCACCATAGTACTCCCACTTATCACGATACAACCTTTGATATTCTCCCTTGTTTCTAACCAATAGGAGTTCGAACCGTGATTTGTAATCTAACCACTTCGCTTTTAATTCTTGATTTTTGAAAGCCTCTTGGTCAAGATGCTCTTCCTTAGTAATAGGTAAGTCTTCGTATGCTTCTTTTTTTAATTCATCTAAGTTCATAATAATCTTTCATTCTATAAATGAGCAGCAACCTGATATAACTTTCTTTTATTATATTGTCTCTAATAACTAGACTTTACTATGACATTTGTTAAAGTTTATCATGTACCACTCAAGGTTATTTATAATGATGTGAGAGTAAAGATTTTATATTCAAAGGTGGCGGTTACTGATAGATATTCCACATCCGTAGCACCCTGATCATATGATAATGCTCCTAGATTAGTTGGAAAGATATCTTGAAAATCTATCTGCACAATAGGATTATTTTTATTCGAGAGTATCATAAGATATGCATCAGAATATATTGTCCTATCTGGAACAGCATTTCCTACTTTGTCAATCGGGGGAGTAGGAATTGTATCTGTTTGGGTATTTGATGTGACATCTCTAAAAGTTTTAAATTGCTCTCTTTTTGTTGGAAAACCTATACCTGTCATCCAGTTATGCAAAGAGACATAATTCTCTAGATACTCATCTACAAGAAAAGTTACTGTCAATGGTGCATATGTTAACTTTTCGCCAGGTATGGGAATATCTTTAAAAGGAGTATTCTGAACTGTAGTCCCTAAAGAAACGTCTGGAAGGTCTACTGCTGTCACAAAATATTCTACCAATGGTAATTGATGTATTCCGAATTTAAACTGAGTTGGACTTGCATAATCTAACTTAGTTGGTTGTCTTGCGATAGGGCCAGTTTCTGCCACTGTAATCTCCTACTTCTTATGACCGTTAAATCTGTCTCTAAGACCGTTTGCAAATGACCACAAACTAGATACCTGTTTGTTCAGAGTATCAATTTCAGCTCTCTGTTTAACAGTTTCTACGTAAGTGTCCCTACGATTCAGTTCTTTAGTCATATTATCTAAGTCTTTTCTTAGAGATTTGACTTCAGACTCCAATCTTACCGCAACAACAATTGCGCCGATTAAAACAAGTATTTGATGCCAATATTCTGTAATAAGTTCCATATCTCTATTTATGTCAAAAAAAAGGGGAGAACCGAAGTTCTCCCCAAGTTTGGTATGCCCCTTATCTTACATAAGGTTAGTAACTTTAACTCTTCGATACCAAGCGTTAGTATTGGCATCCAAAGAAGCATCGGAGTTAACCGTGTCACCAGCGGCAACTGCACCTGCAGCTGCAAATGGGTTAGCGGCAAGACCATAACGTGTCTTAAATCCGATTTTTGGTTGGAAACTAGACTCACCAACTGCACGAACCATTTGTAATGGAACATATGGGCAGTAGAAGAAACCAGCATCGTAAGGTGAAGTTCCTTTATAACCACAGACATAGTACTGAGAAGCAGCTACGTTTGCAGAATAAGGATCAACATAAACCTTGAAACGTCCGTTCATAACACCAGCAAAAGTAGTAGAAGTGTCATCAACATTAAGGTTGTTGTTCAAAGCAGGTGTGTAATCAAGAACACCAGCCATGTTTAGAGCGGAAGCAACGTCTGCTGAACAAATCAACATGTTACCTTTCCCCCTACGTGTCTGTTGACCAATCGCATTGGCATCACGTTCAATTGCGAACATAAGACCTTTGAATTTTTCAACCGACCAACGACCATTGGAGTCAGTGTCAAGATCGAATATACCAGCAGTTGTTGTATTTACCTGAGCACCAGCAACAGCTGTTACATACAAGGAACGAACAACTTCACGGTTAATTTCTGCAAGAATTTCAGAAGACAAGATGTTTG